CTTCTAACTTGTTGCTGCGCAGATAGTCGTCTTAAATTCTCTGCTTCAGCACTTACTCTAGAAAGGGTTTCTGTTGCATCAGCAACCGCCCCACCGTCTCCTGCGTCTTGCGCATCTCTTAAAAGAGCTTTTGCTCTTTGGATTTCTGATTGTACTCTATTATCGTACTCTTTGAAAAGGGAAGAATCGGAGTTCTTTAATTTTTCCTTCAAAGTTGTTGCCGTTTGATTAACGCTTTGAGCATAATTAACCGCTTCATCGCGTTGTCTTTCGGCTTCTCGCATTTTATACGTAAGTTTATCAATACGTTTTTGTACCGAATCAGTTATTTCGTCTAACTCGTCTTTTGCAGGAACAGCAGGTTCTTCAAAGGTAACTTCCCCTTTAATTGAATCATCAACGTCTGCTGCGTGTATATCAACTTCCCCTTCGGGAAGAATTAGTTCAATATCTTCATTTTGCATGAGTATTCCTCAAGAATGTTATGATAAAATTGCTTCGGGATTATCGATACAAGCTAAAATCTCATCATCATTTAAAAGACGCATATCGCCACCTTCTATTTGAAAACGAGCACCAGCATATCGGCCGAAGATTACCCAATCGCCTTCCTTACACCAAGCTCCCTCAGGGAACTTATGTGGGTCACTATACGCATCAGGTCCTACCGAAACAACATATCCCACAACAGTTGAAAGTTTTTCTTTGTCAACTGTTGATTTAGATAAGTGGATACCACCTTTAGTTACAGCGGAGTGCGTGAAGGGTAATATTAAAATACGATACCCTGTCGGACGGGGCAACGATTCTGCATGAGAACTCAAGTTCTCAGGGGTTATTACATTTTCAGGTGCTTTCGGGGGAGCGGCATCACTTCCAAAAAACGGCAATACTCGGTCCGGAACGTGTTTGCTTTTTTCGACTGTATCAGTCATTTGCATTCTCCATATTAGAATGTAGGGTTTGGATCTCCTGTTCACAGAAACTCAAACCTGCGATTTCACCAACTATCCTTTGATATTGTGGAAAGTTCTCAATACTTCCGGATGCCAGCGTGTGCGTAAGAGCTTCTTTTCTCTCACGATATTTACGGAGCAAATGCTCCGTAGCTAAGATATAGTCCATTTATGAAACTGATCTATACCAAAGAAGTCCTTTAGTTTGCCCGTTTGCTCCCCTAACTTTTGCTTTTTCAGGAGTGTCTAAACAAACCCCTGCAGTAACAGACTCTGTTCGAGTGGTATCCGTCATAGATGACTTACTCGGCGCCGATCGGTTAGACTGCTTAGAGGGTGATGGGAAACTCTTCATTTTGTCGTAATACTCGCGCATTATTTTTCTCCGTTAGGGGTTCTACTTTCCCGAACTGTTTTAACTAGTTCAGTGTAGTTCTTTTCTGAAGACGCTTTTGCTTTTTGCTCAAGCGCCTGTAGCTCTATTGCCGACTTAGTATCCTGTACTCTTAAATCAGCATCTATCTTCTCACGCTTGACCTGTGCGTCTAGTTGAGCCTTCATTGCCGCAAGTTCTGCATCTCTCGCATCATCTTCTGCTTTTTGTGCTAACTGAGCTTGTTCATGCTGAAGTTGTGCTTCGAACATCTGACGTTGTGGGTCTTGCTGTGCTGCTGCTTGAGCTTGTGCCATCGCTTGCGCTTGACCCGTAACTTGCTGTGTTGCCTGTGCCGCCATCATAGCAATTTGGTTCATTAACTCAGGAGGCATTTGACCATCTTCCAAACTAGGTAGTGGCTGACCCATCGCTTGCTCTATTTGCTGTCTATAAAGCATAGACTGATGTTCTTGGATATTAGCGCCAATCGCTTGAGCCGCCACAGGGTTTTGCTGAACCATCGGATTTTGCATAAATGCTGCATGAGCCGCTATATAAGCCTCATGGTTCTGAAACGGATACGCTTTTATCGGATTGCCTGTTAAAGCCGCCTGCTGTTCACTAATCGGGTCTCGAGGGAGAACTTCCTCCTCAGGGGGCAATAATGCGTCAATATCCTTAATATTCAACGCAATGTACATTTTTCGGTAAGATTCGCGTAAATCATGCAATTCTGGGGCTGATTGAGCCATTTGTAGCTGTGTTTGGGCTAAAGTGATTCTTTGCGTCATACTAAAGATATTTGGATCACTTACGGGAATAACGTCTACAGAACTGTCAAAATCGGTCTTAAATACGTTTTGTGACGCACCTTGGACCTGATATGGGTATTCCTGCGGTAAAAACTCACCAAACACTCTTTTTAGTATCTTAAACTCAGTTCTTTGAGCGTAATGCAGTCTTTTATGGATTGCGGACATAACTCGCTGTCCTTTCTCCATTAACGCTACTGTTGTTCCAACCGGAGCCTCAGAGTTGCCATCTCCCGTAGGACTTTCTACAGTAGCCGCAAATCGCTTGCCGGAGTCAACTAAAGCACCCAACAGGTTGGTTAAAGTGCTGCTCGGCTCTTTATACGGTAATGGCAAGAACGCATCCTGCAATCGACCTCCTGGAGCGTCAACATCTCGCCACTCTCCAGGCTGTAACGGGTCATCATGCCGTTGAATATTCAATCCACGTGCTTTAAATCCTGCAGGAAGGTTAGCAAGTGTTCCCGCGTCAATCAATTGACGTAAAATTGCAGTAACTGATTTAGTCAGACCGCCCATCATGTGAATTAAGCCGAAACCATAGAAACCCAATCCTGGAAGAAACTTATAATGCGTGAAATGTTCGATTTTCTTGCGCATTGGGTCGTTTTCGTTGTAATTTGGCCTAATTGCGAGGATTTTGTTGTTGTCTCTGCAAATAGTCACTACATACGGAAGGGCTACCCCTGTTTCTTCGTCATTTTCGTCTAAATCTTCGTGACCTGCTAAATCTAGGTCCACATGCATCTCTAATAGGGTGTATTCTTCGTCACTTATTGTTCTAGTTAAGCCCTGTAGCTCGTCCAACTTGGCAGTAACTTCAGAAGTCTCTATGCCACTTCCAGGACTCATCATATCGATGTCTTTATAGAACCCCGAACGCTGTAGTTTACGTACTTCGTTCTCATTCATGTGAATAACATGAGTGATTCTAGGCGAAGTCAGTAAATCTACGGCATAGTAAGGAACAACTAAGTCTTCAGACTTAACAAAACGTGCAACAGCACGTCCAACTGCGGGATCGTAATAAACTTTCTTGAAGGCTGAACCAGATAACGGAAGATAAAACAGAAGTTGGTCCATTTCTGGATCATATTCTTCCATTTTGTACGTAATTTGGTAATTCATGAAGTTTTTGACGCGATTAGCTTTTTCTAGCTTGCTATCATCGGTCATACCCAACACTTCAGTGTCTACGGGACCACCTGCGGGTAACATTTCTTTATATGCCTGTGCTTGAAACTGTGTTACGGCTTCTGCAAGAATAGGGTGGTGGACGCCAGAGGCTCCAACAAAAGGCTGTGTTCTAGTAGTTGAATTAATTCCTAATAGTTCTAAGCCTTCGACATAGGTTGTAAACCAATCTGTTCTAGAATCGAGGTCTTCCTCAAAAGAACTGACTAACTCACTCGCTATTGTACCTAGTTCTCTCTCGTCTAGAGCTTCTGCTAGGTTTTCCCCAAACTTCGACGGTATTTCCTCAGGCATATCACTGCCTCGGATTATCGAACCATCGGGCTGAACAAAAAGATCCGTTTCTTCTGCGGGTTGTTGCATGATTTCCAACTCTATCTCTTCTTCAGAGTTAGGAACAGCGGACAACATTTGTTTTTCAATAGCCATATTGATAAATCATAGTATGATTCTGATTAATAATAAACCCTTTGTCCACCATAATACTCTTCTTCTTCGAAATAGTCACTGGTTAATTGCAAAAAGCCGCCTTCTCTGAACCGAGCCAACGCTAATGTTGTGGCATCTACTAAATCATCATTCTCGCCTGACGGGAAATCAGACACTTCTTCCATAAGTTCTTCACCAAAACGATTATCAGGAACCCAAACGCGCCCGTCTTGGAAAATAGGGGATACTGAGTTTAATCTAGCAATCTTGTCCTGACCTTTTCCTGGAGAAAAAGTGTTTACAGGAATACCAACTCTACGCAATTCCTGCACTAACGGAATTCCCGAAGCCTTGGCTTCAATAATAACAACATCAGGACTCCAAAACTCATACAACCTTAATGCTTCTGCCTTTAACTCAGGGAAATCAAAACGTTCTTTAATACAATCTATTAAAATCAGATGCGCCTCATTGCCATGATACACCTCTCCGTTTATTTTACCCTCAGGGTAGAAAACACCCCATGTTGTTATAGCAGTAAAGTCAGCTCTTTCGCTTTTTAAGAACGCTGTATCATAAGACTGTATTAAATAATCACACTTAGGCGGCTTATTTTCATCCCAAATCTTAAACCAATCTTTGGGAATAATCGAAATACCCTCCCCTGTGGGTCTTTGCATATACTGTGCCGCCCACTTGGACGGACTAACCGAGGCTTTAATGCTTTCTAATTCGGCTAAAGACCAGTATTCTTTCCAAAGAGGCTTACCACTAGGCAATATTGCAGGAAACTCTATAATTTCCCATTGATCAGAACCTTCGTCCTG